CCTGGCTCCAGTAGTGAACTGAGTAATAATCGGAGTTAGAACAGAACCAAGAGTAGATTGCAGGTTCAAGAACGAAGCATTAAGTTTAGTCTGCACACCATACAAAGTTTGGCTCTGAGCTTGATACGCACCCAAAGCATCAGATGAACGAATCATCAACTGCTCAATACGGATTTGTTGCTGTGCGTTTAGTTTTGCTTGACCAGTAAGTTCACCCAAGCCCTTAGCCGCAAGCAAAGCATTAACTTCATCCTGCTTTAGAGCAACACCAAATTTCTCAATAGGGTCATACTCACCACGGAACAACGCGGTCATAGCAGTCAACGCTTCAGAAACGTCATACTGGTAAACAGTTGCCAAGTCCTGTGCAAGACTCGTTAGTTTCTGGGTTTTATCGGCAGCTTCTTCTTGGCTGAAACCAGCCTGCTTCAGAACAGAACCGAGGAAAGTAGAAGTCTTAGCTGCCTGATTTTGCGACAAACCCATTTGGTCAGCATTTTTAACAAACTGAGCCATCTCGTCGTTGACTTCTGTAAAAACAGTCTTCAACGCAAACATATTGCGATCTAGGTCACGAGCCGCATTAATAGACTCATTGACAAACTGAATAGACTCGTTGATTGCTTTAAACCCAACCGCGCCAGCGGCAGCAGCCAAGCCAGCACGTTTTAGTGATGCACCAAGAACACCAAGAGCCGAAGAAGCAGCATTAATACCAGCAGAATTAAAAGTCGTTAAAATCGGGAGGACAATAGCCATAATTAATACTTCCTACGCAACTCAGCATTGATACTTGTAGACACCGACGAAATCAACTTATTCATCTGCACATTCACTTCAGGCAAAGACTTTTCAGCTGCAGGCCAAACAACACGAGAAGCCTGATTAGCCCGTTGCAACTTCTTAGACTTCTGAATACCCCTAATCATGCCCTTACCCTGACCATTAACACGGTGACGACGAGTACCAGTAGGCGACTTAGAATACTCATACTCACGAGTCAACTTACCATCCATACGACCACCAGCCTTAGCCATGTCCAACATAGCCAAAGCAGGCGACCAAGCCCAAACAGACACAATCGACTTACCCCTCTTACGAAGACGAGTATCAATCTTCATAGAAGTCTTATTAGCTGGAACACCAGTACCCCAAGTCATACGACCAGGCACAACCTTCGGAACCATACCCCGAACATCAATCGTACGAGGAATAGCCCGCTTCACAGCGTTCTCAACAGGCTTACCAATCTGTTTAGCATTAGCCTTAAACTTTGAAATAAGTTTCGGGTCAACCTTACGCAACTCACGCACAAGAAAACGCCAATCAGTAACTTCAATCTCCATACGAGAATTACCCGTATTGTTCTTGACACTAATCGTGTTAACCATCGACCCATCCTTACTTCTACTATTCTACCCGCCAAAAGCAAAACCCCCTCCAGAGAGGGGGCTTCACTATTTAGTAGCGTTTGTGGCCTTAGCCGCCAACCAGCGACCCATAGTCCACAACATACGATCATCCAACAGCATCAACTCACGCGGAGAAATGCCAGTTTCGCAAGCTAGGCCCGCGATAAACCAATGTGTTGAAGACTCGCCTAAACCACGGATTTTGGGTCGATTTCACTCGCCCCAATCGTAGCCACGGTGTCAACCCAAGAATCAAACTCCAACTTTGTAACCTTACGACGGAACTCAGAGTGCCATGCAAGATACAAGAGGTAAGTCAACTTCATGTCGTTACCAAAGTTAGTAACAGAGATGTTGAACTTGTCCTCGAACGCTACAAGGTCACTTGCAGAACAAGTAATCTCGGTAGCATCAGTAGAATTTTCGAACTCAACGCGTAGATTGATTTTCAATTTGATTCCTTAGATTAAGCGGTTGCCTTCGAGATTGCTCCCGAGGTAGGCCAGGTAACAGATACGGTTGAAAGGTCGCCAACAGCGCCAGCCACGGGGTTCCACGAGTTTACAAGGACGGTAGCCGTGTAAGCAGGGGTAACCGAAGAAGCAGCAGTACCGTTACCAGCGATGATAACAGCAGTAGCGAGGGTTCCAACAAGAGGGTAGATAGTTGCTTCAACAGAAGCAGCTGCATAGTCCTGGTGGAAGTCGATTGATACGGAGCCTGACTTTAGGCCTCCGACGAGTTCGGTGTAGCCGCCTGAACCAAAGTCGGTCGCGTCGACATCAGCCGAGTTGATTACGATTTCAGCACGAGCAACCGAAGATGATAGGTCAACACCATTGATGCTTACCTTGTTTCCAGTAACGACGTATTTCGCCATTGATTTCTCCTAGCTTGCGTATACCACCACAGAAAACTCTGCGGATAGGTATAGATTTTCGTTTACAGAGATTGAGCCATACGAGCTAATCTCAGTCACTCGGCAATCATTTGCATGACCGCTGAGAGTCCTATCTAATTCTACTGCTTGTTTCACAGAGTAAGTTCCTGACCCTGCACAGTAGGCATCCAAAGTGTTCTGAGCAGAACGCTCGTCAGCACGTTGAACAATGAGAGTAATAGTGAATCGAAACTGGTCTAATCCACGGTTCATAGCAATGTCAAACGTGACAGGTGTAGCGTCAGGTTCAACAATGGCAATAGGTGGATTGATAAGATCTGGTACAAAGTTGCCAGTTCGCAAACCAGGAATAGTCGCTAGGTTAGTGGCGATTCCTGCACGAAGGTCAGAGATGCTTGCCATTATGCAAAGTTTCTAAGAGTGCGGTAAGGGTCAACGAGTTGTGCCACATCAGGGTCAAGTCTGCTAGACACACGCATGATACCCATGTCACCGAAACCAGCAACACCCAAAGGTGAGTCAAGACGTTTGAAAATGCGTGAAGCCTGAATGATGGTTGCTTGTTTAATGGTGATAGGTACAGAAGCCCAACCCCACACACCAACAACCTTTACCAAAGTCATGTTGTTCCAAATAGGGAACCAATAACTGTTGATAGCACGAATAGACGTGTACGGAGTAACAATGCCGTCAGTACGACCGTTTGCTGGTTCCAACTGGTAGTCGGTAGAAGCCCAAGTGGTATCAAACACCATGTCAGCCTCAGTTGAAGTTTGCAGAGTCGTAATTGACTGCAAGTCCTCAATGTTGGTCACATAGTTGTCTTGTGCTTCAAAGTATTTGGTTGCTGTTCCAGCGTTGTAGAAATAGCGGTTGGTGTAACCGTCAATGAGGCGTGAAGCCGACTCGACAGCCATCTCCAGCAAAGAGTCGTCGAGATTGTCAATAATTTTTAAGGCAGCTTTGACTTCTGCTAATGTTGCGTAACCGTTTGAGATAGCCATAGTTCTATTCTACCGCTTCGCTAACCGTGCCTTAATGTCGGTGCTAGAGATGCCCTGAGTGTAAGGGATGTAAACCAAACCAATGCCACGCTCGTCAAGCCAATCTTGTGTAAAACCCATCTGCGTGTAGTAGTCACGCCTAGCCCAGTCCGAGCCGATAACAATTAGATCAGGGCAAACCCATTCAATCGCCTGTGTGCTATCTGCGCCGCCCCAGTTTTCAATGACTCTATCGACATACTTGCAAGCCATTAGAACGGCACGGCGTTCGGTGAAACTCATAACAAGCCCTTTGCCTTTATAGGCTTGAATGAACTCATCGCTGTTTAGGCTCACATAAACTTTGCCACCCTTGCCAGCAATTTCTTTACAGCGTTGCAAGAACGCCACATGGCCGGCGTGGAATAAATCAAACGAACCGCCCGTGTAAATTGTCAATCCCATCTGTTTGCCCTTCTAGTCTTGAGAGTCCAACCACCCTGAGTAAAATCGCCCTCGGCTTGCTTATCATCAAACAGCCTCATGTTAGCTGCGAACGACCTAGCGTTTACCGTCTGATAACCGCTATTAAGAGTTGAACTATTTTCGTGATGAACCACCGCAGGAATAGTATTGACTGCCACACCATGATGGAACACACGCCGCTCAAGATCATTGTCATCAAAATAAAGGGGATAAAAGCGTTCGTCATAAAGCCCAACCTTGTCAACCATGCCTTCACCAAACACAACCGCAGACCAGGCAGGGTTGATGTCTAAGAAGTTCAGAGCGTTCGTGTCTACTCGTTCAGCAATCATCTCCAGCGAGCCAGCCTCAAACCATGCGTCATCGTTCACCAGAAGCCAATAGGGGGCATAAGGGGTTGCTTTGATAACCAAGTTCCAAGCACCAACTAAACCCAACCCAAAAGGCACACGGATGTGCCATTGGTGTTTGACAAAATCAGACTTAGGGGCAACCCACTCACCTGTGCCAGAGTTATCCACAATGACAAGATGCTCAACAGGATAATCAATCGAAGCAATCAAACGCTCGGCAAGGTCAAAGCGTTTCAGCGTAGCAAATCCAATAACAGGAATAGTGCCGGCCTTACTACCCTTACCAGCTTGTCCGAGGCGGTTGGAAATCCCTGGTAGCAACTCAACTGCGTGACTCTCTGATTGTATACGTATCAGTTTTGCCATGTCAAACCTAAAACCTGTTTGCAGATTTTCATAAAGTCTGATTTCACTTTTGCGACTTTTCTAGCAAGCGACCAATAATCAAAATCATTTGTTCACCGAGATGAAGTGCTTTACTGCAAGTCGAAGTTTGTGCTTGAGGTCTTGAGATTTCAAACTATGAGATGCAAGCAATCCATCGGCTAAAACTTTAGCTCGCTCGCGGACTTCTTTAGATTTACCATTGATCACCAAATAATCTAGGGTATTCAACCATTCATCGTGTAAAGCGTTTCTTTCAGCGACTTTATCCTGCCAAACTGCCATTTCTATCTCCCTTTTACTTGTAAATTAGTCTATTTAGATTTTTCTAGCAAGCGACCAATGACAGGTAGCCAATGCTTCTGCCAAACGGTATCAACATCAAACTGTTTAGCGAAATCAATAGCAACCTGGCTAGTGCCACGCTCTGCTTGATAAGCCTCTTCTAATGCGTTCACAATCGAAGGCACAAGCGGCATCTGCCAAATAGCGTTCTGCCCAGCATCCCACATCGGCTGACCTTCAACCATCCAAGAATCGTCGCCAAGCAAGTCAGGGGTTGCGCCCCAGCTCGAACCAATCACACGAGTGCCACAAGCCTGAGCCTCAATAGTAGGAATACCAAAGCCTTCCCCATAAGAAGTAGCAAGCAACACATCCATAGCCGTGTAAAGCCCAGCAAGGGTTTCTTGCGAAATGCCGTAACGGTAATCCACAAACGGTGGAAATAACACCGCCTCTTTAGGGATACCAAACGCGGCAAGCATAGGAAGCAACTGCCAACCACCAAACGACCCAAGCGGATCGGTGTGCATATAAAGCACCGCATCAGGGTGGCGCTGACGAAAGATAGAGAACGCCAAAAGGTTCTCGCTGAAAGCCTTACGGTGAATCAACCCCGAAGCCTTATTAGCCGAAACCATACCAACAACAAACTCATCTTTTAGCCCCATATAAGAGCGAGCAGGTTGACCCTCAATGTTAGCTGTTGGCTTATACACTTTCGTGTCAATACCGTGAGGCACATACTCACACTCAATGCCCTTAGCCTCCATCTGCCTAACGCCGTTTAGCGCCATAGCAATCGGGGTCACATTGTCTTTGCGTAGAAACGCCTCAACCTGTGGAGGCATAGAAATGTGGTCGAGTGGTGTCCACCAACCCATGTTCAACTTATCCCATTGAGCGCCCTTGATAACCCAGCAGTCATACAAGCCGATAAGAGCATCAGGCAAGTTAGGGTTCTGCGATTTCCAATGAGCATGGTGCATCGGGCCAACATCGTTCGAGTAGCCTTCAGAGCCGCGAGGGTAATGAGGGATAGAACCAAACTTAGTCTGATAGGTAGACACATTACCTTCAAGCCCATAGTTCGACAAGGCGGCAACCCTAGCGCCATCACGCTTCAAACGGTCAACTAGATAGCCAGCCTGTTGTCCGTATCCGGTGGGCTGATTAGGTGAGTTTGACCAGACTGAGATTGTGCCGTTTATTTTAGCCATGAGTTCCCTTTGTTCGTAGTAATATAAGACTAGCAAAGAAAAACCCCAGCGTGACAGCAATCACCTGGGGCATGACCAAACTTAGAAGGAGTTTGATATGCAAGAGTCTAAACCTTGTTCTCGCTGTAAGCAAATCAAGGCCTTTACTGAGTTCAATAAAAAAACTGGCACACCAACAGGCTATAACTCAGCTTGCCGAGATTGCGCAAATGCAATGAAGCGCAACATGACACCAGAGCAGCGTGAGCGCAAGAATGAACAAAACCGTAAATACAGGGCAGAGAACCCAGAGGCGGTCAAGGTAACCAATCGCAAGCAATACCTAAATAAGCGAGAGCATCGCATTGCCTGTGCCGCTAAGTGGATTGAAAATAATCGTGAACTACACGCCGAATACCAGCGCCGCAACGCCTATAAGCACCGAGAGCGAAATGCAGGATACGCAAGAGCGAGGCGCGCCAAGATGAAACTGAACGGCACATACCTAATCACTTTAGAAGAGGTGCGAGTTCTAATCTCAAGCCCTTGCTTTTATTGCGCCAAAGTTAGCAGATCGACAATCGACCATGTTATTCCAATTGACTTAGGTGGCGTTGATGGCATTGGCAATCTTGTTTCTGCCTGTAAGTCATGCAACAGTTCTAAGGGCGCTCAGACAATTATGCAATGGCGGCTAAAGAGAGAGCGCATGGGAAAACCCCTGCCACTTGCCTACGCACAAGTAACAGGGGCTTTCCGGTCTTTGCCCTAAAAGGGTCGGCCTATGAAGCGCCGCCCTTGTAGTAAACGATGTGGGCTGAGTGGGTTAGTCCACCATCAACACGAGTTAGACCACGGTAGGTCACAACATCGTTAGCGAATGCGTAATCGCCTGACTGGTCAACGCGAACGCCGCCAGCAACACGAACCTTGAACGAGTCAAGAGCACCGAATAGAACCGACTTTGCGCCAGTTGCAACAGCAGCGATGCTTGGATTCTCGTAGACTGAGTAGCCAAGAAGGGTTGCTGCCTGACCAGGAACTGCTGAGTCAGTCCAGATGTATGAACCGTTTCCATCCTTGAGCTTGCGAGCGGTCGCTAGACCAGTCTTGCTCATCTGGAAGCCAGTGCTTGGAAGCAAACGAGCCGAACCGTCAATGGCATAAACCATGTCGATCAGATTTTCGTAAGTGAATGCACCGCTCACGCCCGTGCCTCCGGTCACAGCTGAACCAGCAGCAGCAACCAACTTAGCGGTTAGAACAGAGTTGGTCTGTAGACCGATTGCCTTACCAAGTTCCTGAGCGATGTAGCCGGTGATGTCGAAGCCTGCATCTGCAACAAGTTCTGAAGCAACTGAAACAAGCGCACCATACTTCTCTGCACCAAGAGTGATTGATGAGAAGGTTGGGTTCGACTCAGCGATTGCTGAACCTGCTGCAACTGAACCTGCTGATGAGGTTGCGGTTACGGTTGGGATAACTAGGTTCTCGCCTGAAGTGGTGTTGAAAACCTCTGAGGTGGTTAGCATTGGGCCAACCAACTGAGCGATCTCGAACACGCGGTTGTAGAACGACTGACCTACGGTGTTTGCTGATGGAACTAGAGCAGCGCGTGACTCGCGAGCGAACTCGTGTCCACGAACCTCGCCACGAGCAATTGCGCGTAGAAGGTCTGCATCGGTTGAGGTTGCTGCGGTAGCAGGTGCGAACGAAGCGGCTGCCTCGGTTGCCTGAGCTGAACGCTCTTCTACACGCTGAGCAGTTGCGATTGAAGCATCGCGCTGTGCGATGTCTGCCTCTAGGCGCTCAATCTTCTGGGTTTCTTCGGCAGTTAGTCCACGCTTCTCACCCTCGGCAAAGTCGATAACTTCGCGCATCTGGGCAATAAGGTTTGAACGAACTTCTGCCTGTGACTTGATGAAGTCTGACATGATTCTCCTTTATAGAAATAGTTATGGTTTATGCCTGACGCGCCAACGCAGAACAGACTAGGGCCGAGCCAACTCAGAACCTTGTATATATCCTACAACGAGTTTGTATAGTCACTACAAAAAAGAAACGCCCCTGACCGAAAGGGAATAAGGTCAGGGGCTACACGCTCTATGAGGGGTTAGCGTGTTTCCTTCACGGCAGTAACGCGAACTTCTTTGGTCGCTTTGCCGGAGTCTTCGAGCAGGTCAATCAGTTCTTTGATAGCGCCCACCTCTGGGTCGCCGCCGATTTCTTTGATTACTGCGATTGCGGTTGCAATGTCGTTTGGAGTAGCCATTAGATTCCCATCATTAGGAGGTCGAGTTTCTTTTTCTTTAGCGCAAGAATGTCGCCCTGCACTTCTTCGACCTCTGTGGTCTTAGTTAGTTTACCAATAACCTCGGTAACAAGTTTGCCCTGCTCAGGGTCAAGCTCTTCGCCTGACTCGATACGCAACAAAGCATCTGCCAAAACATCGGCTGAAATACCGTCTACCGATCGGACTGACACAGTTCCCGAAGTCTGCTCATACGCTGGAGTTGATACAAGGCTGACCTCATAAAGCGAAACATCTTCAAGGTAACGGGTATTTCCGTCTTGTGACCATGAGTCTTTTTTGACTGAGAAACCGAACGACATAGCATCAATGACACCGGTGCGAACAAGCTCAGAGATGTCACGGCCAAGAGTGGTGTCTGGCAATGTAGCAGTAACCTTTAGACCGCGAGCATCTTCAGCCAACTGAAGTGAACCGTTACGGGTTGAGGCTAGTGGGTTTGATGTGTCGTGATTCCACAAGAGCATGATGCGGTTGCGTGACTGAATTGCTCGCTTGAAAGCGCCAGGCTTGACAATCTCGGTAAACGGCAACGGAAGGCTAGGCTCGTTGAATACTGAGGCATAACCTGTAAAGGTGCGACCATCGCCTTCGGCTCGCAACTCAATGTGGTTGGTGCGAACTTCACCCTTACCGAGCGAGCGACCTTCAACGCCTTCTAGTTTGGCTTTGATGCTATAAGCAACCTTTAGCCATTTAGTGCGTGACTCATCCATAACCTCATCAGTCATAGTGCCTCTTTCTTCTTCCCTAATTCTAGCAACAACCGATTCAGCGAACGCTAGGGTGCGCTCTGCTGCTCGCTTCGATGGCCCTGAACCCCAAAGCAAGTGAGCAACAACGCCAGGCGAAGGGTAGTTCTCTGATGAAGGGTCTGCGTCTGGACTGTCTAGGTCTACAAGGTGGCGAGCAATCCAAGCGGCGATGCGAATCCACTTGTCATCTGAAATCGTGCCATCAGCCATTTCACGGGCTTCTGCTACGGTGCGTTCAACAATGCCATCGCCAGCCAAACCATCGGCGTAATACTCTAGCCCTCTGCGAGCTGCGGCTCTCATGTAAGCCGGTGCGCCTTCGTTGATTGCACGAACCTGCTCAAGCTGAGGCTCAGGCTCGATTTCGATTTCTTCAAACTTCTCGGCAACCATCTCTGGGCGAGCAATCTTTTCAAGTTTGAAAACATTCATAATCATCCACTTATCGGTGGCAGTAAAAATGCCATCTTCTTCGTCATAGATACGAACGACAGCCATCTGACCGCTAACCATTTCGACCTCAGCCAAAATCTCAGGGTCTAAGACATTCCAAGACACATAGTCGCCAGGTGCTAGAGAGTCAACCGCTGCTCGCTCGCCCTCGAACGGTTCTTCGGTGTTGATGCTAACCGCAACGGCTTGATCAATAGCCGACTGTTTATCTTGGTGGCAACCAAGCACATCGTTAGCCTCATCGACTACCGCCCAGCCTGAGCAATCTGGGTTCTCTTGCGTGATGTAATACGGCATTACTCTTGCCTCATAACTGATAGTTTGTTGCCATCGATTAAAGCGGTGGCGTTGATGGTTTCATTAGGTGGCAAAGTCATCTTTAACTCATCACCTGCGTTCAGCACAAACGAGTCGTTAGTTGTGCCAAGCCAAATACGGTTATAGCCGTTGTAATGCTCGCTAAAGCCAATCTGCGAATACCAAGAGGTTGTCTGGTTGCCAACATTCGTTGCCTGAAAAACATACTGAGTGTTTGGCTTCAGGGTCACAATCTTCTGGCTACTGATAGCGCCACCACCCTGATTTGATGCGGTCACAAACTCAGACTGAACAACCGTGCCACCAGTCACCGAAGTAGCCACCTTGATAACCGATTGCGGAGTGTCTGAATAGTTTCGATTGATGTTGCGAACAGGGATTGCATCGCCAGTCACCGTAACCGTAGGGCCTTCAATAATGGTTGAGTAAACCGAGGCGTGTTCTGATACCAACTGGTAATAGTCAAGCTGTGCGCCTGTTGGCCCTGTCACCCAACTAAGGTTTTCAACCTGTCCAGAAGTCAGGTCACGCTTTGCAAACAGCGCATAAATGTAACCATCACGGGCATACTCGTCAACATTGGCTGGCTGAATGTTCTTCAGCACATACTCGGCATAATCATGAGTCGGTGCGACAACGGTTTGCGTTGCCGTGCCAACCGAATAGACCGCTTGCGTTATTGGCATTAGACTCCGTAAACGCTCGCAGGGTCAACAGGGTCGATAGTATTGACCGCTTGCAACTGAGTAGACGGCACACCCGTGTGAGCGACTGGTGGCAAGCCTAGAGCCTTTAGAACTTCGGCTGGCTCGAAACCAACAGCAATCATCTTCTGAGCCATAGACACCTTGCCCTCTTGCTCTGGCAAGTTAGAAGCTGAGAGGTTCACATTGGCAAGTGGCACACGGTATTCATCGCCACCAACAACAGGGGTCATGTCTTCGATACGGCGAACATCGTTGATGCTCATAAAGCCAGACTGCAAACCAACCGAGTAGGCGGTGATGCGTGAGTTGAAGTCGCCTCGAAGCAAACCATCAACATTGAACTTTAGGAACGCTTGCTCAGGCAACAGGCGAGAGTAAGACCATTCCAGTTTCTCGATGTAAGGTCTAAGCGTGTGGGTAACGAACTGTATAGCGTTCATTTCAACCGAGGCGTAACTTGCCGCGCCAGGCACATCCATCATGCTTAGAGGGATGTTGAACAAGCGAGCTACTTCTTCGACAAAGAAACGGCGTGACTCAATGAACTGGCTTTGGTCGTTCTTGACCGAAACATCTTTGAGGGTTGCGCCACCTGATAGCACAGGCACACGCCCAGACTTACGCCAACCACCATGACGGTTAGACATTGAGTCGGAGAGTTGTTTAGCCTGATCGGGGGTTATGTTGCCAGGCACTTCAGCAATCAGCGAGCCGGTGACACCCTGACCAAAGAACGCGGCAGCAAAGTTTTGCAACGCAATACCAAGACCAAGCGCTTCACGCAAACGGTCTACACGAGCCACACCAACAATGTGACCAGGCTCAAGCAAATCGGTTAGGTGCATAACCTCGTCAGAAGTCAGCGCCTTCTCTTCGCCCTCATAGTGGAACAGCTTGCGCCCAATAGCCGAGCGAGTAACTTCCATCTTCTGAGGGTCTAAGGCTACAAGGTTGACAACCTCGCCCTGAGAGTTGCGGAAGATACGCACATAAGCGTTGCCCCAAATAAGCAACGAAACCAAAACCGACTGATAGTGACCTTGACGAGTTTGGTCAACATCAGGCTGATCAACCCAAGACGGCTTCGGGCGGTAAGGCTTACGGTTGCCATCAATGCGCTGATAAGCATCAACAGGCAAAGTTGAAATGGTGTCGCTGATTAGCGAGATTGCCGAGAACACAGGCACAAGGCTGAAGGCAGTTTTACCATTCACCATCGTGTCCGAATAGTTGCCAACAACTACATCGCCACCTGCGCCCCAAACGGTCTGAAACGAAATGGCGCGGTCTTCACGCTTGAACCTATCAAAGATGCTTGCCATCTAAACCTGCCTATGCATAAAACTGAGGAATGATTTCCTCTTCCATTCTAGCCGATGCCCTATCATAAGCCATCATCAAAGCAATAGCGTTGTCCACCTTGAGCTTTGGTTGCTTGTAATCTTTGGTGATACGAGCGCCGCGAGGGTCAACCTTTAGAACACAGTTGTCAATGTGTCGGCTCAGAGCAGGGTCGCCATCGTGAATAAACTTCTGATTCATAATCGCATCAAACAGTTTGCCTGTCGCTGGCACGGTGCGCTCAGGGCTGTTGCGATACATCACAACGGGAACGCCCGACTCTTGCCACAGCAACAACTCGTCAAACCAGTAAGACGGGTCACAAGCCATCTCACGCATACGAGGGAACTGGGTATGGAACGCCATCAGCCAAGCCGTCACCTCATCTTTGCTAACACGCCACGAGTCATCGTCAACGGCAAAGTTCTTCTCCCAAGAAGCAACACGCTTCACACGGTAAGGGCCGCCCTCTTCAAGCGGCATAGCAACGGCAACAATAGAAGTTGAGTCGCCAGACCAAGAACCGTCAAAGCCAAGCACATACTCATCGTCAGGGGTTAGTTCCCAATCTTCGGCGAGCGCATCCCAAATGCCAGCAGGAAGCCACGCCATCTTGCTGTTTACCCATTGGTTTAGTCGCTTAGTTCTAAACTCAGCCTCGGGCGTTCTACGGACTGCCGAAGCAAAGTCAGCCTCACTCACCAAGTCATCAAAGCCAGGGTTACACGATGCCCAAGTTTCAGGCAAGCGGTGATCAGCATCTTCGTCAGCTTCCCACCAGGCCATGAAAAAGGTAGGGTCAACAACTTCACCATTAGCAACTTGCTTGCCGTATTGGTAAAGGCTGTAAGCAATAGAGTCTTGGCCAGTAATGTCTTGCTTTACACCAGCGGTGGTGATGGCAACCAGTTGGGCAATCTTGCCTCGGTTACCCATAGCAAGCGAGTAAACATCAAAGAGCTTGCGGTCTTTCATGGCGTGTAACTCATCAAGCACAAGGCGATGAGGGTTAGCACCTTCTTTGGAATAGGCCTCAGCAGATACAACCTTGAGAACCGAGTGGGTGCTTGGCACATAGATTGAGTCGCGGTAAACCTGCACC